TTTGAACGATGCGCGCTTAGCCTTGTCCGCAGCACTCTCGCCTTTGCGCGGACGCTTCGTCTTAGCACCCTGCTGCCCGAACCTAATGAGCTTCGGTTTATCGCCGTCTTTAACGACGACAGCGTGAGACTTGCCGCTCGGATGGTTCGGCGTACGGATGGGTTTATCAAAGCCCGCAAACGTATGGCCACCACGCTTGATCGTCATTTGCGCTTAGGCGCAGAACGAAGTTGTGACCGTTTTTTCAGCACAGGGTTGCCGGTGCTTTCAGATTTGATTGCAATGATCGGATCGCCTTTAGCGCCACGTCTAGTGACTGTGCCGCCAGTTGGTCCTTTGATGCTGTAGGCGCCTTCGCCTTTGACGCTCGTTACAACGCCATAAGTCCGTTTGCCTTGGTACGTCCAGCTAACCCGAGATCCTTTTTTCATTTTTTCTTACCTGCCTTCTTCTTCTTGCCTTTGCCCATGGGCTTTTGAGGCTTCTTGGAACCGTGATAGCCAGGCATCACTCGTCTCCCTTTGGCTCTTCTGTTTTAGCAGCTTTCTTCTTTGAAGCAGCTTTCGGCTTGGCTTTCGCCTCTTCGCCCTGAACCGTGAACTTGTACTTAGCTGGCAGAGACATCGGGATAGCGGCGTTTTAGCTGATCCAACGTTAGCTCTGACCCGTCCTGTCTAACAAACTTGCGGATCGCGTCTTCTGGCCCTACTTGCTTACTCAAATAATCGAAGTAACTAGCGCGTGATCCAAGGATTCGTTCTCTTTCCGCTGCTGTTTGATTCGCCAGCCATCTGCCATAAGTCGTGCCTTCAGGAACTAATCCGCTAGCGCTTGAGCGTTCGTCCTCCTCAGGCTCCGGTATGCCTAGGCCTTTGTAGTCAATGATCGGCACTGTCGCTGACCGGCAGTTGAAATGCTGTGGTGGCAACGGTCCTTTCCCATATTCATGCACTGTTCCATCTAGTGCCCGACAGATGGCTGATGTCCTGCCATCAAGCGTCGCGACATACTTGTATTGCTTGGTTACGTCTTGATTTGCCTCGAAAACCTTTTGGATCGCTGCATTTGCAACCTGATTGATCGACGTGCGAACTAACGTACGAATCTGGTTGTCAGCAGGGATTGTTGCTTGTCCGCCAGCTGCGATCACCTGATTG